GTTGACATCTGGCTTCGGCGGCACCGGCAAAGACTTTGGTATTAGAACTACCAAGCCAGTCAAGATGATTGGATGCTCGATGGTAAAGATGTTGATTGAGCAGAATCAGTTAATAGTGAACGATGTGAACACCATCTCAGAACTTCAGACGTTCTCCAAGGACAATAACACATATAATGCAGAGCCTGGCTGTAATGACGATCTGGTCATGGGTCTAGTATTGTTTGGTTGGGTTACTAGCCAGCAATATTTCAAGGATCTGAATAACATAAATACTCTAATAGAGCTCAGAGAAAAGTCGAAGGAAGAAGTGATGGAGGACCTGGTTCCATTCGGGTTCATCAATGACGGCCAGGAGGATCATGAATTCTCGGCCGGCGGCGATCGTTGGATTATGGTAGAAACCGACAACTTATAAATATTGTCAAGAATTAAAGCAGATGAGAAAATCTGATCAAGGAGAATAACAGATGCCATTCCAGCTAAGTCCTGGCGTTAACGTTACCGAAATTGACCTGACGACCGTTGTTCCAGCCGTATCAACTTCGGTTGGTGCGATTGCTGGTGTATTCGGCTGGGGTCCGGTTGGTCAGAGAGTAATTCTCGACCGAGAGACAACTCTAATAACACGCTTTGGTAAGCCAACTAATCTAAATCCAGAGACATGGTTTACAGCCGCCAACTTCCTGAGTTATTCGAATCAATTAATTGCTGTTCGTACTGCCAATACATCTGGTGTAACACCAACAGCAGCATTTAATGCTAATACTACAAGCAATGTAGTAACCGGTACGACTACAGGAATTGTAGCCGGCATGTATGTTTCTCAAACATCAAATGGTTCTGTAATTCCAGCCGGAAACAATGTAACAGTAGTGTCGGTCAACTCAACAGCAGCTGTTCTTTCTACTCAGTCGGCAGTCACTGGTTCTGTATCTCTATATTTTGCTAGCCCAAATGTAGCTTACTCAGCTCTTGGTATAGCTTCAGGTGGCTTTGTAGCCAACCTGTCTGGACAGATTGTAAAGAATGAGAATTCTTATACAGCTCTTGATGGAACGTTTGATTCAGACGTAATGTACATTGCTCGATTCCCAGGTGGTATCGGTAACTCTCTCCGCGTGTCTGTCTGTGACAGCGCAAATGCATATCAGTCAAGTGTAAATCTAGCAAGCAATGCTACTTGGTCAAACACCGGTATTACGCTTGCAATTGGTTCTAACACCGGTGTTATCTACTCGTCAAACTCAACTGGTGGCGCTGGAGCTGGTTCAACCACTCACGTAACTAACATCCTAGCTACTCTGGCCGTTGGCGACATGATTCAAGTTGGCAACGCTTCGATTGGCACTCAGTATATGAAGGTGTCTAGTGTTGGTGTTCCAACAACAAACGCAACTCTTACAGTAGCAAACATTGCTTTTGAAGATCCATATCGCCTATCAACAAATTTCAGCACAGTTGAAAATGGCAATACATTTACACGCCATTGGGAATTCTTCAATGTAGTAGACACGGCTCCCGGCCAGTCAGACTACGTATCTAACTTTGGCAATACATCTGCTAACGACGAATTGCACGTAGTGGTAGTGGACAATGGTGGCAAGTTCACTGGAGTACCGGGAACTGTCCTTGAGGTCTATAAGGGTCTATCACGCGCAACAGATGCTAAGGCTGCGGATACCTCAGCTAACTATTACAAGATTGCAATCAATGATGCTTCTCAGTATATCTGGTGGGCAAATGATCGTTCTGGCGCTGCTTCTGCAAATGCTATGAATATTGCATCTTCGACCAACAATTCAGCTCTTAATCTTCAGTTTGTTCTTGGAACTGATGGTGATAGCGAATCAAATGTTCCTCTATCAGTAGTAACTGCTGGTTATGATCAGTTTGCTTCAGCTGAAGAAGTAGATGTGTCAATTGTGATGCAGGGTAAGGGTATTGGTGGATCAACAGTATCTGGTGGTCAGACAGTAACTAACTTCCAGCTGGCCAATTATCTGATTGATAACATTGTAGGACAGCGTAAAGACTGTGTTGCAATGATTTCACCAGAGAAGTCGACTGTAGTTAACAATATTGGCTATGAAGCTTCAACGGTAGTTAACTGGAGAAACGTTCTACACGATTCTTCATACTCAGTACTAGATTCTGGTTATAAGTACCAGTATGATCGTTACAATGACATCTATCGTTGGATCCCACTAAATGGTGATATTGCTGGTCTTTGCGCTCGTACAGACCAGACAAATGATGCATGGTGGTCACCGGCTGGATTCAATCGTGGTCAGATCAAGAACCTGGTCAAGCTGGCGTTCAATCCAACCAAGACTGATCGCGACGTTCTATATAAGAATGGCGTAAATCCAGTGGTATCGTTCCCTGGTCAGGGTGTAGTACTGTACGGAGATAAGACTCTACAGGCTAAGCCATCTGCCTTCGATCGTATCAATGTACGTCGTCTGTTCATCGTCCTTGAGAAAGCGATCTCTACAGCAGCTAAGTTCTCGCTGTTCGAGTTCAATGATGCCTTCACACGTAGACAGTTCGTCAACCTGGTAACACCTTACCTAAGAGATGTACAGGGTCGTCGTGGTATCTATGACTTCAAGGTAGTCTGCGATGAGACAAACAATACACCACAGGTCATCGACACAAACAACTTTGTCGGCGACATCTACATCAAGCCAGCTCGCTCGATCAACTTCATCCAGCTGAACTTCGTAGCCGTAGGCACGGGTGTTCAGTTCTCTGAGGTTATTGGACAGTTCTAAGTTAAGTAATAAATAAGAGAAAGAACAAGGAGCTAAAATGGCTTTCAATATCGACCAGTTCAAAGTAAATGGTCTACAGTATGGTGGAGCTCGCCCGGCCCTATTCCAGGTCGCGGTGAGCCCACCGGCAGCTATCGGTCTTGATCTAACATCGTCACGCAAGTTTGAGTTTACGGCTCGTGCGGCTTCTCTTCCGGAGATGAATGTGTCTCCGGTTGAGATCCCATACTTCGGCCGTAAGATCAAGATTGCAGGTGATCGTACGTTTAATGACTGGAGCGTAACGGTAATGAACGACGAAGACTTCGGCGTTCGTGCTATGTTTGAGAAGTGGTCCAATGCTATCAACCGTCTGGTAAGCAATACTCGCCAGGCCGACGTTAACATTGAGAACTACAAGGCAACACTAGACGTCATTCAGTATGGTAAGGACGGCACCGTAATTCGCTCCTACCAGATCATTGGCGGATTTCCAACAACAATCGAAGCGATCGCTCTTGACTGGGATACTACAAACCAGGTTGAGACATTCTCTGTTGGATTCGCTTACGACTACTGGATTCCAGTAGTAGAGGTCTCTGGCAAGATCGCCGGTGGCATCAATCAGTACTCTGGCAACATCTAAGTCGCCAGCTTTATAATATTGGGCGGGTGATCTCGCCCGCCTTTGGAGACTAGTATGCAGTTATTCGGATTCGAGTTCCGAAAAAATAAACCCGAGGATATTGCACCGTCATTTGTCACAAAAGAGACAGATGACGGCGCTTTAACCGTAGCTGCCGGTGGTGGTTATGGTACATATGTAGACCTTGATGGCACAGTTCGAACAGAAGCCGAACTAGTAACCAAATACAGAGAAATGGCTCTGCAGCCAGAAATTGACGGCGCAGTAGATGAAATTGTTAATGAGATGATGGATATCTCAGAAGACAAGATCGTCGACATTCAGCTAGACCACATCGACAATCTATCAGATAACGTCAAAGGCGTAGTACAGAAAGAGTTTGAATTCTGTCTATCTTTACTTGACTTTAATCGCAGAGCTTATGAAATTGCTCGTCGCTGGTATATCGATGGACGTCTATATTACCACGCCATCATCGATGAGAAAGCTCCAGCTGATGGGCTAAAAGAGATTCGCTACATCGATCCTCGAAAGATTCGCAAGGTTCGTGAGATCAGCAAGAAGCCAATTATCACACAAGCAGTAGATGCTCAAATCTCTATTCCAGTTACACGCAATGAGTACTATCTCTATAATGAGCGTGGCTTTAATTACGGCAACAAGGTCGTAGGACCAACTACATCCGGTCTCAAGATTGCCAAGGACTCCATCATTCATACAGTGTCTGGTTTGACTGACACTCAGGGAACGATGGTCCTTTCATATCTACACAAAGGTATCAAGGCGCTTAACCAGCTTAGAGTTCTAGAAGACTCGCTGGTAATCTATCGTATCTCGCGCGCTCCAGAACGTCGTATTTGGTACATTGATGTTGGTAACCTTCCAAAGATGAAGGCCGAACAGTACGTTCGCGACATCATGGTCAAGCACAAGAACCGTCTGATCTATGATGGAGCAACTGGCGAGGTTCGTGATGATCGTAAGTTCATGACGATGCTTGAAGACTTCTGGCTTCCACGCCGTGAAGGTGGTCGTGGCACAGAGGTCACCACGCTTCCTGGTGGTCAAACGCTTGGCCAGATGGATGATGTCCTATACTTCCAGAAGAAACTGTATCAGACACTTAACGTTCCAGTCAATCGTCTTAACTCAGACGCTCTTTTCTCGCTTGGCAGAGCCACTGAGGTGACTCGCGACGAGCTCAAGTTTGCTCGATTCATTACTCGCATGCGCGGCCGCTTCGGCGCTCTGTTCCTAAAGATGCTTGAGAAGCAATTGGTCCTCAAGGGTGTAATGACTATTGAAGACTGGAAGATCATCGAGCCAAAGATCAAGTTCGACTTTGCTAAGGACAACTACTTCGAGGAGCTTAAGGACGCTGAGGTTCTTGAGAACCGCATCAATCTAATGTCTCTGATGGAGCAGGCTCAGTTCATTGGACGCTACTATTCGGTACAGTGGGCTCGTAGAAATGTTCTACAGCAGACCGAAGAAGAGATTGAAGAGCAAGATGAGCAGATCGAGGAAGAAGGTTCGGCTCCTGACATGAGTCAACCACCAGACCAGATGGGTGCTGGCGGTCCACAACAGCCAGGTGGTCCCATGAATCAAGGATCAGGCGATGCTGATGCGGCTTCTACTCCAGCCGACGACGATAAGGTAGGCAAGGTAAGAGCGGCCAAGGTTAAATACCGTATGCTAATGCAAAAAGCAAATAAGTCTCTACAGGACCAGGCTGAGCTAAAGAGCCTAGCACAGGTCGTAGCAAAGAATAAGCAAGTAGTATAAGTGAAGGGAAGTACGTCATGGAACCAGATCTAAGCGCGTTAATTCAGGCTAGCAGAGAGGCTCGCCCCTCTGATTTTGCTGCAAGCATGAATGATATTCTAGGTCAGCGTATTGCTGATGCTCTAGACCGTCGTCATCAGGAGATGGCCGCGGCAGTATTCACTCAACCGGAGGAAGTACCGGACGAGATTGATACTGAAGTATCTGATGAAATAAATAGTGATGAATTTCAAGACGACTCAGTCGATACTCAGATCGAGGAACCTAATGGCCAAGACGCTTAAGCAGATTCTGGACGGTGTAAAGTCCTCAAAGACAAAGACCAAGGATATCCTCGGCACAAAGCCAGGTGTTGATTACTCTCCTAAGGCCGGCGACGAGCGTAAGTTCGCTGACAAGCACCACGTCGACCAGCATGCCGATCGCGCTGGTAATGGTGATGACGTCTATAATGCAACAAACGTAAAGTCCTATATGGACACTGATAAGGCTGCTCATCACGGCTATAAGAACGAGGACGACGCAGCCAAGGCCTA